TGCTTGGATGGAGGCTAATAAAATTGACTTCTGATAACATTATAGAATTCCCAAGAAAAGACGGTATAAAAACAGAAGAAGTGGAAGTAGTGGTATTCGATTGTGGGCATAATGCCTGTTATTTATTATCTGATAAATCAATTAAATGTGCCGTGTGTTACGCCATTGTCGTCAATGCAATATGGGGTTTGAAAGAGGAACCTGACCCAGAACCAGAAGAACTTGAGATTTCCTGAATCACTATCTTACAGATACGTCATGCCAGATAGTATCATAATAAGTACATACACAATAATAACTTAACAGGGAGAGCAAAATGTATAAGCAACTCGAACTACCTTTTGATCCACCATTGCATGAACAGACCAAGCCATATGACCGTGCCGAAATACGCGCAAAGGTGTTACGTACTGCTGAAACATATGTGACAAAAGATAGAGCTGATGAACATGGCAACATGGAGGACAACTTCAAAACTATAGCCGCATATTGGTCCGAACATTTAGGTACACAAGTAACTGCCGTGGACGTAGCGATTATGATGGCCCTATTAAAGATCGCCCGTTTAAGAAGCAATGCGCCAAATCTTGATAATTGGGTAGATGGGTGTGGTTATTTGGCTTGTGGTAGTGAACTTGCCTACAACGATATCAAGGATGAAGAGAAGGCTTGGGAACTGGGAGGCTAACTATGACTAGACCTAAGAACATATCCGACGAGGACTGGCGGGAGCGTAAGCGAGAGGAAAATAAAAGATACTACGAAAACATGACCGAAGAACAGAAAGAGCATCGACGCGCTTATGATCGTGCGTGGACGGCAAACCGAACTGCAAACATGACCGAAGAACAGAGAGAGCGCCGACGTGCTTCGGCTAGGGCCAACCAAGCTACACGTCAAGCGAACCGTAAGCCCCGCACTGAAGCAGAGAAGCTAGCTAGAAAACCTATGACCCCCGAACAGAAGGTAGCCAAAAAGGCTTACGACTTGGCATATATGGCCCGCCTTACAGACGATGAACGTGTCGAAAGAGTCGCACGGCGTAAAATGAACTACGCGCAGAATTGGGAAGTCCTTAGAGCGAGAAGCCAAGCCGAAAGGGATAACCTACACGACAGTTACGTGAAAAAGGTTTTGAAATGTGGTGTTAACCCGCCACCAGAACTAATTGAATTAAAAAGAGTGAACCTTAGGATACAAAGATATCTCAACAACGGAGAACAGAAATGAAGAACATAACAGACCTACGTAACGAATTATGCGACACCTTCGATGATCTAAGAACGGGAAACATAACCCCCAAGGTAGCCTCAGAGATGAATAACTCTGCGGGTAAAATCATACACACACTGAAGGTGCAGTTGGACTATCACACAATGATCAAGACTAAACCGAGCATTCTGTTCTTAAAATAATATCGGAGAACAGCCAATGGACTTAATAACCGTAGACTTTGAAACTTATTACGACAAAGAGTTTTCATTATCGAAGATGACGACTGAGGAATATATACGTGATCCTCAATTTGAAGTTATCGGAGTAGGGATAAAAGTAAACAACAATGAAACGGAGTGGGCAAGTGGGACGAAGGAACAGACCAAAGCGTTTTTACAAACATTCAACTGGGAAGAGGCTATGTTACTCGGTCACAATGTTATGTTTGATGGTGCCATTGCTAGTTGGATTTTTAATGTCACTCCTCGCGCTTATACCGATACTCTGTGTATTGCCCGTGCTGTGGACGGGGTGGAAGTTAGCGCAAGTCTCCATGCGTTGGCTGAGAGATATGCTTTGGGAACTAAAGGCACAGCCGTATCAGATGCACTCGGAAAGAGAAGGGAAGACTTCTCGGAGGAAGAACTCTCAAGATATGGAGATTATTGCATAAATGATGTTGAGTTAACTTATGCGCTCTTTAAGAAAATAGGTAAGGAATTTCCTAGGCAGGAACTTAAACTGATAGATCTTACCTTACGGATGTTTGTAGATCCTGTGTTGGATTTGGATCTTGGGCTTCTTGAACAACATCTCATAGAAATACGTGACCACAAAGATAAGTTATTGGGTGATGCCGAAGTAGATAAAAAAAACCTTATGAGCAACCCCAAGTTTGCCAAATTGCTTGAAGAACTAGGGGTCACTCCTCCCGTTAAAATAAGTTCAACCACAAATAAAGAAACATTTGCATTTGCCAAATCAGATGAAGAATTTATAGCACTTGTAGAACATGAAAATCCATCTGTACAAACGTTGGTAGCAGCTCGTCTTGGGAATAAGAGCACACTGGAAGAAACTAGGACACAACGATTTATTGACATATCGAAACGTGGTCTACTGCCCGTACCTGTTAAGTATTACGCGGCCCATACTGGTAGATGGGGTGGTGATGACAAAATCAATCTGCAGAACCTTCCGAGTAGAGGTACACACGGTAAGAAGTTAAAACGTAGTATAATACCTCCCAACGGGCATTCGCTGATTGAAGCTGATTCTTCTCAAATAGAAGCCCGTATTCTGGCATGGCTTGCCGAACAAGATAATCTCACTAATGCATTTATCAATGGAGAAGATGTCTACGTTCAAATGGCATCCCGTATTTATAACAAAGACGAGAAAGATATAAACAAGGAAGAACGGTTTGTTGGCAAGACTACTATCCTTGGCGCGGGTTATGGCATGGGAGCGGTACGGTTTAGGGAACAGTTGAAAACATTTGGGGTTAATATTGAATTGGACGAAGCTAGGAGGGTCATAAAAATATACAGGGAGGCTAATTATAATGTGACCTTTTTATGGCGTGATGCTCAAAATATGCTGGTTAATTTAACCCGTGGAGATGCTGTTTCTTTTGGTCGTGATAATCTGTTGTCGATAGATGTAGAACATTGTGCTCTTCGGTTACCTTCTGGTTTATTTATGCGGTACGAAGATTTACGGGCAGAAAATGTAATTACTGAATTTGATGGGATACGTGCTCAAACTATCGAATATAATTACAAAACCAGACGAGGCCGAACCCGCATTTATGGTGGGAAAGTTATAGAGAATGTTTGTCAAGCCTTGGCTCGTTGTATCATTGGTGAGCAAATGTTAGAAATATCAAAGAGATACAAGGTTGTATTGACGGTTCACGATTCCGTTGTGTGCTGTGTACCAGACGATGAAATTGAGGAAGCACGGAGTTATATGGAATCTTGTATGTGTATAGTGCCTGAGTGGGCTGACGGCCTACCCATCGACTGTGAATCGGGTGTGGGCAAATCTTATGGAGATTGTGGTTGAGTGTAATTCCTTGGTCTTTCAGCAAAATAAAAGCATTCGAGCAATGCCCCAAACAATTTTACCATATGAAAATTGCGAGGGATTATGTTGAATCTGAAACCGAGGCTATGTTGTACGGTACCGCATTTCATACCGCTGCCGAAGAGTACATACGAGACAACAAACCGATGCCATTGCAATTCGGGTATGCGGTAGCTGCGTTAGATAGACTCCGGGCAAAGCAAGGTAATAAATTATGTGAGTATAAGTTAGGGCTTACCAAGGATTTGGAGCCTTGCGGGTTCTCTGATGAAGATGTTTGGTTTCGAGGCATTGCAGATTTAATAATATTGGATGAAGATGTTGCTTGGGTAGTAGATTATAAGACCGGAAAATCTGCGCGATACGCCGATAAGGGCCAATTGGAATTAATGGCTCTGGTTGTTTTCAAACATTTTCCACAGGTTGAAACAGTTAAAGCGGGTTTGTTATTTGTTGTATCTAAAAATTTGATTAAGGACGTATATACAAAAGAACAAGTTCCTGCCTTATGGGAAAAATGGTTAGCTGATTATTCAAAAATGGAACAAGCCTTTAAAAACGATGTGTGGAATCCAAAACCAAGTGGGCTATGTAGACGGCACTGTGCTGTCGTTGAATGCGCTCATAACGGAAGAAACTAATGCCTTATACAAAATCCCCGCGTCCTTATAAACACGAATACCAAATGCAGAAGAAGCGCGGCGAGCATAAAAATCGTATGGAGCGCCAGAAGGCCAGACGTGCGGTGGATAAAAAAGGTGTTAACAGAAAAGGTAGGGATGTAAGTCACAACAAAATGTTGAGCAAGGGCGGTACTAATGCAGATGGGTACAGACTAATGAGTCCTAGTAAGAATCGTAGTCGGAACGGACAGAAACCGAGGAAATAACGTTAGGGGGCATCAACGAAATCAGGAGAACAATTTTGCAGATCATAAAAAATAAAGCTCTGCTGTTGAAATTACGTGACCCACAACAAGTCACTACTATTATACCAAAAAGTCGCGAAGTGGATAACAACAATGTCCTAGTAAAGTGGGGCATTGATGAAACTCATGTCCTAAGTAAACTAAATATTAACGTGCCATCACCCATTGAAGGACGTTACGACTGGCCGGGCCAGCATAAACCTTTTAAACATCAAAAAGTTACAGCAGCTTTCTTAACCAAAAACAGAAAAGCTTTTTGTTTTAACGAACAGGGTACGGGCAAAACCGCTTCGGCAATTTGGGCATCTGATTTCCTGATGAAGCAGGGGCGCATAAAGCGTGTGCTGGTTATATGCCCACTCTCAATAATGGATTCCGCATGGCGCAATGATTTGTTTACCTTTGCTATGCACAGAAGTGTAGATGTGGCTTATGGTTCTCCGGAGAAAAGACGCAAGATAATAAAAAACGGCGCTGAATACGTCATCATAAATTATGACGGTGTAGAGATTGTAGCTGATACAATAAAAAAGGAAGGCTTTGATCTTGTAATCGCAGACGAAGCTACTCACTACAAAAATGCTCAGACTAAACGCTGGAAAGTTTTAAATTCTATCTTAGAAGCCAATCATTGGTTGTGGATGTTGACAGGCACACCCGCCGCTCAAAGTCCGTTAGATGCTTATGGGCTGGCTAAACTCGTTAATCCTATGGCTGTCCCTCGTTTTTTCGGTTCATTCCGCGATATGGTGATGTACAAGGTATCAACCTTTAAGTTTTACCAAGAAGAACTGTCTGGATCTTCCAGACATGGTTTATGTCAAACGTGAAGTCGAACTTACACGTCAACAGAAAAAATATTATAAGCAACTTAGAGATAGAATGGTTATGCAGGCAGCGGGTGAGGAAATTACTGCCGTTAATGCTGCGGTCAATATGAATAAACTCCTGCAAATAAGTTCTGGTGCGGTATATACCGATGGAGGAGACGCACTGGAGTTTGATATAAAACATAGATACAAGGTTTTACGCGAAGTCATTGATGAGTCCAGCCAAAAAGTGCTCATCTTTGTCCCTTTCAAACACACTATTAACATCTTATCACGTAAATTAAACTCGGATGGTATCAGCAACGAGATTATTCAGGGTAGTGTCCCAGCTAAGAAGCGGACTGAAATCTTCAAATTATTTCAGGAACAGGATGACCCAAGAGTTCTTGTGCTTCAACCAGCCGCCGCCGCTCATGGTGTGACATTAACTGCCGCCAATACAGTGCTGTGGTGGGGGCCGACAAGCTCCCTTGAAATTTATTCTCAGGCCAATGCTCGGGTGCACAGATCGGGGCAAACACACAAGTGTACGGTTGTGCAATTACAGGGTTCGCTTATAGAGAAACACGTTTACAGGCTGTTAGATAGTAAAATACACATTCACACACAAATTATAGATTTATATAAAGAACTGCTTGACTAGCTCATTTGCTGACATTAGTATGCACTTCCTACCAAGATTTGGGAGAGCAAAATGGGCGACGGGAACGGCGTCGAACTAGAAAAACTAACTAAAGTTTTTTTGAAGATAAAGGCTAGACGCAGTGAGCTATCTGTTCAATTCAAAGAACAAGACGATAATTTAAAAATTCAACAGGATACTATAAAGAAAGCTCTTCTTGACCATTGCAAAGAACACAATGTCGAGAGTGTTAGAACTTCCGAAGGATTGTTTTACAGAACAGTTAGAACGCGATTTTGGACTTCCGATTGGCAGTCAATGTATAAATTTATAACCGAACATGATGTTCCCGAGCTTTTGGAAAAGCGTTTGAACCAGAGTAATGTGAAGCAATTTCTGGAAGAAAATCCCGAGGTTCTACCTATGGGGTTAAATGTGGATTCTGAATATCTCATATCAGTTAGGAAAAAATAATGAATGGCCCATACGTTCCTATTGAAGACTTGGCGCAACATTTTTCAGTTTCAGTGTCCACGATTCGCGGGTGGATAAGACGCAATCAGATTCCAAAGCACACTTATATACGTGTAGGGAACACATATCGATTCTCAATTGACGATGTTTCGGTAGCTTTATCTGCCCCGAAACCGGTTAATCCTAGAAAAGAAGCGTGGGAAGAAGCAAAAATTAAAGAAACAGAAAGGTTGGAAGAACTGGACGAACCTGATGAACCTGATGAACCTCTTGGTAATATACCTGAAGGGAATTCTACAGGTATTATGACATTGGATACCAAAGAAGATGGGCCGAAGAACGATATCCCCCACGATTTTGACGCAGACGAAGATCTATAAAAACGAATGCCTGAATTTTTAAGACGTCTTAGTATACGTGATAAGAAGTTTAGTGAACTTACGGGCAACAACGAAATAGTTATTAGTCACGAAAATTTTCAGGACATAATAATTATCAACGCAGCCCCTATCTCACGTTCTTATTACAAAGATAATTATGATCCTGACAAAATAGCTGTACCTATTTGTTGGTCTGCTGATACACAAAGACCTTCAGTGGATGTACCAGACGATCAACGTCAGGCAGCTCGATGCATGGATTGTGTTAATAATATAAGAGGTTCTGGTCACGGAAGCAGTCGGGCCTGCAGATTTTCACAACGTCTAGCTGTCGCTATGGAAGGCCAATTAAATATAATATACCAATTACGTTTACCCGCTACTTCCATTTTTGGTGAACCTAAAGATGGGAAGATGCCCATGCAAGCGTATGCTCGGTTTCTCAGAGAGCATAATAGTCCAGCCGTTACTGTAGTTACCAAGATATATTTTGATACCGACAGTGCCACACCAAAACTCTTTTTCAAACCCAATCGTCCTCTGGAGGATGAGGAATTAAAGATGGTTTCAAAGATGATAGATCATCCTGATACCATAAAATGTATAACTTTGGATTTTACACCGTTGTTTGAAAGTACGAGAACGTCCCCGTTTAAAACAATAGACGGGTTTCAATTTGACAAACAGGAGATGACTCATGGTTGAAACTAACCCAGTTTATATTATTGACGATGTAGAAGCTCTATGGCCGCGCATTAATCGCACGTACAGGTTCGACCAAAAAGAAAGACGGTCAGTACCCTGTGAGCCTTTTGATGATGGTGCTAAATACGAAATTAATTTTAAGATGTCCAAAGCACAGGCCAAGGAACTACGTAAAAATATGGTCGAAGCTTACGATAACAAAGTTGGATCAGAAAAAGATTGGCCTGAAAGTTTTGATAATCCGTTTACCAAAGATGAGGACGGGAATTACATTTATAAGGCCAATTTAAAGGGTGCGTATGGTAAAGATGCTACCAGAAAACCCGTTCAATTTGATACCAAGAATACAAAACTTGGTGATGATTTTCTCTTGACCACAGGTAGCAAGATCAACGTTGCCGTCACATTCACGCCTTATCATGGAAGTATGGGGACAGGTGTGTCTCTACGATTGCGTGCCGTACAGGTTATAAAGTATGTTCCCCTAGAGGCATCTTCACCGTTTGGCACGACTGATGGTTTCGAGGCTTCTGAAGATAATCCATTTGTCCCAACAGAAGCCAAAGGAGAACCAAACGGAGAAATCAAAGAACCCAAGAAAATAGCTAAAAAGTCTACCGTTACTCCGAAATCTAAAGATGCAGAGTTAGATGTTATTATAGATGATTGGGACGATTAGCCTCTACTAATATAAGCCGCGGCTATAGAGCGGAAGTGAGTTGTGAAATAGCCGCGGTTTTCTAGTCTTTGGGTAGAGGAAATGGAAACAAAAGAATTTTTACAGAACGCATTAGGGGAAGATGGTCTCTATTGTATTTTTGCATCGCGTGGGTCTGATGATCGAAGGGTGCAAAAATTTTATGATTCCATAGACACTTTACTTAACACAGCTCGCAAATTAGACAGGAATGGTTTTGACACATATTTTGCGTTGGCTACGTTTAAAGAAACAGGTTCACGTAAAGTAAACAACGTCAAACAACTTAGGTCGTTTTTCCTAGATCTTGATTGCGGCCCCAGCAAAGATTACCAAAACCAAGACGAAGCTATTGCTGCGTTAAAAATTTTCTGCAAGCAATTATCGTTGCCTAAACCGCTCTTAATTAATTCCGGGCGCGGGGTGCACGTATATTGGTTTTTGTCGCAACCTATTGATTTAAAAGACTGGCTACCTGTTGCGGGACACATTAAACGTTTATGCTCAAAATATAACTTGTTAGCAGATCCAGCAGTTACATCTGATGCAGCGCGAGTATTGCGTATACCGGAAACTCATAATTATAAATCAGACCCACCACACGATGTAACGCATTTTGGTACAGGTATTATTAAACCTATAGATTTCGATGTGTTCGTTGAATATTTTAGCGATGATCCGATACCAGTTCCTACAAAACATATTCCTTCAAACAGCAATGCAGTCATGGACGCGTTGCTTGGTAACAGAAAAAATATGTTCAAGGATATTGTTTTAAAAACCCGTGGGGGCGACGGGTGCAATCAGATACGAAATATAATAACTAATCAGGCAGATATAAGTGAGCCATTATGGAGGGCAGGATTATCCATAGCCAAATTTTGTGAGGATGGGGAAAAAGCCGCGCGTATTATGTCCGAAGATCATCCCGAATATACTGCACGGGATACAACAAAGAAAATGGATCTTATAAAAGGGCCGTATCTATGTGTAACTTTTGATGAATTTAACCCTGATGTGTGTAGAGAGTGTCCCAATTGGGGGAAAATAAAGTCCCCAATAAATCTTGGTAATAGAATAAAAGAAGCCACGGAAGAAGATAATGTGGTAGAGGCTCCATCTATTGATTTACCTGATTCACCTGTCAACACGTATACTATACCAGCTTACCCAGCCCCATATTTTAGAGGGGCCAATGGTGGTATTTACATACGAGTAACGCAGAAAGACGGGGAAGTTGGTGAAAAACTTATATACCATAATGACTTATATGTAGTACGACGTTTATGGGACAGTGAAATTGGGGAAGCTGTGGTAATGAGGCTTCATTTACCACATGACGGTGTACGAGAATTTACCTTACCGTTAGCAGTAGTTAATTCACGTGAAGAATTCCGTAAAGATATGTCTAAGTATGGTGTTGCCATAAACAAGATGGATGAAATAATGCAGTATACAACAACATGGGTTAATGAATTGCAGGCCAACAGTGTAGCAGATGAAGCTCACAAACAATTCGGTTGGACAGATGATGATTGCACATCATTTATATTAGGAAATCAGGAAATATTTAAAGACAAGATAGAATTTAATCCACCTTCCACACAAACAGTTGGTCTATTTCCCGCTTTTGAACCAAAAGGTACACTAGAAGGTTGGAAAAATACGATAGAATTCTACAACAGAGATGAGTTCGAGTTACATCAATTTGTCGTAGGTTCATCTTTCGGTTCTGTTCTTATGAATTTTTCTCCTGTGAATTGTGCAGCATTACATTTGCACAGTAAAGATTCAGGAGTAGGTAAAACTACTGCAATGGAAGCAGCAGTCTCAGTATGGGGTAGACCAAAAGATCTTGTGCTGGACGAAAATGATACACACAACATAAAAATGCATAGAGGAGAGATATACCATAATCTTCCCTTGTACCTAGACGAACTTACCAACGCTAAAGCTAATGAGTTAAGTAATCTGGCGTATCAATTAACAGGTGGTAAGCAACGGGGGCGTATGGCTAGTGGTGGTAACGTCGAAAGATATCGTGGTGATGCATGGCAATTGCTAGCTGTAACTACCGCAAATGCAAGCATAATTGAACGTGTGAGTATGGCTAAAGCAATGCCGAAAGCAGAAGCACAACGCATATTGGAAGTGAAGGTTGATCGTCTGTTTGATGAAGTAAGAGATAAAAAAATACAGGATGATTTTAGAATCGCTGTACATAGTAACTATGGTCATGCGGGTAAGATATACATTCAATATGTGATGAATAATTTAGATGGCATCAAAAAATTAGTGGGTGAGATACGTAACAAAGTTGACACTGAAGCAGCTCTTACGTCCGAGAATAGATTTTGGTCTGCATTTGTTACTAACACTATGGCAGGGTTGGTCGTAGCCAAACGTGCTGGTCTTATAAAATACAACATAGGTGATATATTCAAATGGGCCATAAAGATGGTCAAAGATAATAAACATTATGTATCGGATATGAATGCATCCGTTGAGGAAGTTCTTAACGATTACATCCACGAGCACTGGAGCAATGTATTATGGATAAAAAGTACGGATGATTTGCGGAGGCAAAACAATAACGGGATAGATTCTCTCATAGTACCGGATGCTATCCCACGGGGTAAATTAGTTGCTCGATATGAGACCGACCTGAAGAAAGCCTACTTAGTGCCGAAACCTCTTAGGATATGGTGTGGCGAACAACAAATAAATTACGCTGCATTTTTACAGGATCTAATGACGAAACTGGGTGCTACCAAAGCAAAAGTACGTCTAAGCAAAGGTACTCATATGCAACTACCACCCACAGATGTCATAGTTGTCAGTTGCGCTATTGAGGGTGAAGATGAAGCAGGGGGTACTAAGGAAGGATGATCTAAACCCTGATGGGGTGCGGATTATAGTGAAATGGGATGATATGGTAACAGGTTCTTCTGTGTTTATACCGTGCATAAACACTCAGGAAGCAATGCGCCAATCCGCTAAGATATTGGTAGATAAGGATTATAAAACAGAGGCGAGAGTTGTTATAGAAAATAAAATATTAGGGGTTCGCATTTGGAGAACGGTGTGATAGCATTAAATAGATTGGACTCATGGTTATACCACCTATCATTTCTGCTGATGTTCTTAAATGTTGTTGCATAGACTTAATTACTGTTGAAGCACTTATACTGTAACTTCTATGCTCTCTATTAAATTTATATAATTCCTGTATGGCTTCTCTAACTCCGTTATTATCACCCATACGGTGTGCTATATAGAATTTACGTAGTATACGTGTGCGTCTTTTGTTGGTGGCACGATCAATTCGTTTTGTAGCTAAATTCTTTTCCTGTTGTAGTGTGTATCTGACAGGCGAGAAGCCAAATAACTTACTTGCCATATCCCCCCAACTGACATCATCCAGTATTATATCACCACGTCTTGACTTTATTGCGCCTTCCTGGCCCCAACGAATTATTTGCATACCGTTACGGAAAGCTGACGGGATCATTGTTTCTATACCACGATATGTCTCTCCTCTGAGTATGTCCTTGGCACCTCGTTGCATTTGTGTGGCTATGCTTCCAGCCGGACCTAGCGCTATCGCATAAGCATAATCTTCTATGGACATATCCTTATTGTATGGATTCATTCTGAAGAAGAGATTAGACAACCCTATACGATTTGCGACATCTACACCGGAGTACTGAGTTACTGGACCTTTATACCACCCCTCGCTAATATGCTTACGCACGATTGTTTCGGCGTCATCTTCATCATCATCTAGGAACATGTTAGCAACCAGCATAACTGCTCCGAACATCGGAAGTCCCTGAACACCTGCAAGAAGCACTGAGGTTCCAGCTATACCGATCAGTTGCCGCATAGCAACCTTCCTGTTTTCTTCGGCGGCTGCACGCTCTGCTTGTGTAGCTCCAGCAGGTAAAGCTGCCGCTGCATCTTTGTACGCAATCCAAGCGGTTTTGAACATCGTGTAATGCATCTGTACGCCGAATGTTTTGTACATCATACCGACACGACCAAAACCTTTTTGAGCCAATCTAGGTGCAGTAGCTAGGAAGGCACCACCATTCATTTCTTGCGATTGAGATATTGCTTGATTTGCGGCTTTCTCGTACTGTTCCTGGGTTAGATTATCCCCATGTGCTTTCTTTAGTTTTTGTAATTCTAAATTATAGGTAGACACCATAGCTACCTGACGGTTCATACGTTCTACCTGATGGAACATCCAAGCAGACCAAGCGGTTGTATAATCCCACACGCCCTTTTTTCTGCCGGACATTTCTGCACCCAATGTATCGTAGATCAATGAGCGGCCTAACTGTCCTTGATCTGCGGCTACTTTGGCTAGAATAGCTAATTCTTCCAGTTCCGCTTTTTGTGCAGCAGATAGTCCTTCAAGTTTGTCGGGTCTTATTTTAAAGGAATATTCTTTTTTTACGTTGCCTTCCGAATCTTTAGTCCTAACTACATGTTCTATGAAATAGTTATCTATGGAAGGCATTGCATGTATCTGTTCGTAAGTACCGTCCTCTTGAAGGGTAGGTATTTTACGATTTCCACCACTCGCCCCATATATCCGCATAGCATGACCCAATGCTTTTGTGGCTTTGCCCATACCATATTTACCGGACAGTATCGGAAACATAAACAGGGGGATCTGCGACATGTTGACGACAGCGGAAGACGCATTGAATCCAATGGTCATCATAAAAGCTATACGGTTAGCAGTAGCCGCCGCTGCATCTCTTGGTGGATTAAGTGCAAAATTAGCAGCATTTCTCAGGGCGTTAGCTACCAATCTAGTATTTTCTGCGTCTTCTTGTCCTTCCTGTACTTTTAAATATTGTTCTTGAATTTTATCCTTTAATTTTTCTATTTTTCCACGAGACCTAAGACGTTCAGTTTGTTGTGCTAGATGGTATGCTTTCGTTCTGAACGCATCCAGTGGGTCTCGATTAAAACCTGCTTTACCGTATCCTTCATTTCCGCGTCTGGAAAGAGATTTAGCAAAGGAAGATTCGGGGAGCACATCAATAAACAATCGCATGAACTCCATCTCAGCTTCTTGGCTTACTTTATTGGCGCTCAATATTTGTAATGTCGATGCTATAAACGAACCGGCTGGCGGATTTTTTCTTAGATCTCCTGCGGCTTGATCCAGATTCTGATATGAATTAAAGCTATCTTTATCGATATCAGGATTACTCTCTGACTCTTCTTTAAAATCTTCTCGTGCAGCCCTACTTTCAAACGCCATAAATATCGTATCCGGTTTTCCCTCTACATCTTTCCCGTTAAACCTCAACCAGAAATCACCTTTACGAGTTAACGGAAAGTACGGATCTATCACCGCTTTCTGGAATATTTTACTAAATATATCCCTCTTTAATTCTTCTTTTTGTGCTTGGGGTATAGGTGTCTTTACTTCTTTTCCGTCTGCGTCTTTCGTTATAGTTTCAAGCGCGTCGATTGTCTGGTTCATAACTGTCCGTAGGTTAACAAACATCTCCATATAGGCATCGCGCATTTCTATATAAGTTTGTTTTCCCGATATCGGCTTTCCGGTTTCCGGGTTTATACCATACTTAGCCCCCTCGATTATTCCCCAATCCTTCTTATGCATTCTGTTCCATGCAGCGGCTTTTTGGGGGGTAGGTACACCATCTTTATCGTTTTCATATACGGAAAATGGTTTTGTAGGATCTACCTGTTCTTGTGTGCTTGCATATACTACTCTGGCGAAAGCATCTCTCTGTTCTTGAGTAGCCTTGTCGAACCATTTTACAATCCTTTTAAACGTACCGTCTGCATGCATTTCGGCTTTGCCTTGATCACCTACCATATTTTTTATGGTATCATGCAGTTCGTGTCCCAACTTCCCTAGTCCGTACGCTTCAGCTACATCACCAAGTGCCTGTAAAGGTGCTAACCATAAAAGTCCTTCTTTCGTTTTTGCGCTTATGGCTGCGCCCCCCATAAAGTCTCTTACCTGACCACCAAACTTACTTCTAGCGGCTCTATCAAGCGCGGGGATATTTTTTTGCGCCTCTCCTAATACTGCTGCTACTCTTTCGCCTGCACCACGATATGATAATTCACCAGCATTACGATATTGCGGTGCAGGAGCAAGAAGTCCTCCTATAAGACTATCAAGTTGGTTCAATACCGATTCTGGAGATTTAGTTTTCAACCCCAATGCACGTCGTACAATATTTCTTACAGTATGGTAAAACCTTTCCAGTGCAGTTACGGGTCTTCCATCTTTGGCGTATGTATGCTCGGGAATAATATTAGCCAAAGTTTGCTGGAATTCTGGGTTACTAAATGCTTCTGCTACAAACTCATCCACATCTTGTGCGCCGTACCAACTGCCCAGTTGGTCTTTAACATCGTCAAATAATTTGTTCAGTTGTTTAGCATGTGCAGACTTCTTATTAGCAATTTCTGCAGCGGTTAGGGCATGAGTTACTTCATGCAATAATGTATGCGCGTTCTGTCCTAATTCTATATCAATACTTATCGTATTGGTTTTAGGATCAAACAGACCCGGTACACGTTTGCCTTCTTCGTTTCTAAGGTTAGCAACAAGTTTTATTTTGGTCCCACGAAACTTGTCGTATGTTTTCTGAGAATATTTCGCATCGCCTAATATCTGACCATACACAAAAGCTATGCGGGCCATACGGTCAGTTACGCTAGTTCTCTGAAGTCCACTTAATGCCGATAAAAGATCACCGGCTCGTATAGCCTGTATTACTGTGGGATGCAGCGGTATATCGAGACCAACAACTGCGTCTGCTTTAAGAGCTTTTTTAACCCCTTTATTTAGTTCACTAGCAATTTTTACATGATCGCCGGTTTTTGCGTATTCTAGCACTTGCTGCGCTAACGCTTCCTGAGTTTTTCGCCGCTCTTCATTTACTTTTCTTAATTGTGCTATGTAATCAACATTGTTGAACTTATATACCTCACCTTCCATTACTTGTATTTCGGCTTGGAGCCATTTGTTTGCTTTACGGGATAAGTTCTTTTCAGCCCAAGCTAATACAAGTTCTCCTTTACTCGCGCTTGTACCTATAAAGAAAGATGCAAGTTTAGGATCTATACCTTTTTGAGTTCTAAATTGTACGGACTCATAAACTTTATCAAATGTAGCTCTATATAACCCTTGTTCTACAGTTTGTTGCGTAACAGGAATTGTTTGTGTAGTCCCCGCTTTCAATTTTTGTTTTTTATCAGCCGCTAAACCTGACGCTTCTCCTACATATTCTGTTTGGTTATTTTCATTTAGGATTTGTCCTAAATAAGTTATAACAGCTTGCCCTTCTAAATTACGGGTAGTGACACCTTCTGTGAGTAACTTACTAACCTTTGCAGTGTCTTCTTTAGTAAACGGCGCGAATAAATCTTCTGCTGTTACGTAATCACCTGTGAGTAATCTCTCCCGCATAGCAGGGGGTACGGGTCTTTTATGTTTACTTTCTAATGCTGTAACTTCTTCTGAAGTCCATTTACGACTACGAGGTGTTGGTTCTTCTACTACACGTTCTTTTGCGGTAGGTTGTTTCTCTCCTATGGGGATAGCATATCGTAGAACCTCTACTTCTACCCCGTCTCTAATTTCCATTCTTTTTTCGGGAGCACCACGTCCTGTAAGAGGCCTAGCTTCTTTTTTAGCTTTTGCTGGTTCGGGTGCACCTTTTCTTGCAGGAGGACGTATAGGCGGACCTTTTTTCTTTTTGTCTACCTCTGCGACTGCAACCGCACCTTTTGCCTTCCTCGGTCCACGCCTCTTTCTTTCTGGTATTACTTTTACTTTCTCTAATGTACCTTCAGCATCCTCTTCAACACCTACCCTTTCCACCTTAGTTAATATATCTCTAGCTCTCGTTTTTAGATCACTAACCCCCTCACCCTTTCTCAGAACCATAGCCTCCATTAACTCTGCTTTGGTTACTGGCGGTTGAACTAATGTACCGGGGCCTGCTCCTTCTCCTGTAGCAGTTCGTGTAACAGTAGATGCAGCACGCACCAATCTTGCGGCATCAGTTTCCGCACCTTCTTCGGCAACTGCCACACCGGGAAGTTCTCCTGTTGGTACAGCACCTCGAACGCGATCTCCACCTCCTCTTGCTGCAAGTTCTGTAGTTGAAAGGGGAGTGCCGACATCGGTAGTTGGTTTTCTTGTTGTTTCATATGTAATCTCCTCACGCGCGACTTCTGCTGTCTCACGTCCCGGAAGCACTGAGCCTTCGGATGTATCTGCTAATAAACGATTAATATTAGCTTTTGCTTTCTTTGAGAGCGCGGTTGGGCGCTCTGCAAAAGTAGTTAATTCTTGACGTACTTCTGGATCAGCAAGATCTTTACCTTCAATTCGTTTACGTATAAGAGCACGTTTCGATATTCCTAATTTATCTAATACTTCTGCAGTAACTATATTAGGTTCTACTGTTGTCTCACGTCCCGGAAGCACTGAGCCTTCTGGTGCTACTACTGTTGGTACTGCTGCTACTGCTTCTGTTACTGCTGTTGGTACTACTGCTGCTTCTGGTACTGCTTCTGGCACTGCTCCCCTTGCTTCGTATTGAGCTATTTCTTCTTCAGTTTGTTGTCGAACTACTTCTTCTTCTGCAGCCCTTCGAGCTACTTCTGCTTCTTCTGCTGGTCTTTGAGCTTGCCGTCTTTGTTCTAGAGCTTCTCGGGCAGCAACAGCCATAGGTGTAGTTGGTGCTCCTTCTCCTTCGGTAGCTCTACGTAATTCTGCAGCCGCATCTTCGACAGGAGCCGATCTTAAAAGTTCTTCCTCTTGTTGAGATAATCTTTGAGCTTCTTCCTGCCTTCTTAATTCATCTGCAAATGTGAGTTGGGCTGCGGGTACACCTAATTCGGCTTCCTGTCTTTGCTGCCTACGAGTCTCAAGTTCTGCATCAATTTCTGCTTGAGTTAAATCGGGAGGAGGAGGTCCATAAATATTTAAATCTCTAGCAGCAACTTCTCTTCTGATAACATCTCGTTCTTGTTCAGTAGCAGCAGCTTCTTCCGCTCTAAGTTGATCTGCTAAACGAGCCATATCTGGTGTGCGCTCGGTTACAGGAGAAGGAGGAAATAATTCACCTTGTTCAGGAGGAGCTTCCTCTACAATAGGAGATGTAACAGCACCTCCACCTCCGCGTTTACCAATAAAGGCATCAAGTAAACCTTGAACGATAAAGCCAGCACCAAGACCAATGCCACCTTCTTCAAAAGCCTCTCCAGTTATTATTCCTCTATCAGGATTGTAGACCCCTTTTTCTATAGCATTCTGAACTAATCCTTGTGCTGTTTCTTGTGCACCTTCTATACCACCGGTTACTGCAGCACGTTGTATTCTGGATTTCCAATCAGTAAGTTGTCGTGGCCCTATTTTTGAGACTACATCATTAAGTACGGGAGCAAATTTTCTACTAACACGAGCTAATGGAATCACATCCAATAGACCGGGGAATATACCTAATGCAGCAGCTCTACCACGCTCACTTTCTGAAGCTCCGGCAGCACGAGCACGTTCGCTAGCTTCACCAACACCCATAGAAGCAGCCATAGCAGGTACAAGAGCAAAAGCTGCAGGACCAGTAAATGCAGCGGGTAGAAGACTAAGGAAAGATCCTACGCCTTGCGCTAGTTTTGCCGAAAGCTCTTCGGGATTAGCTAGTTCAGGTTTTACAGCGTCAGCGATACTACGGATAACATCCCGTGCAGCAACTTCTTTTTCTTCTCCTAGTGGAGTTACAGCACCGAGAGCAGCAACTTCAAGCCCTTGTATAAAACCGGCAGGAAGACCTCTAAGAACATTACCTATAAGAGTGGTATCTTCTTTACGTTCAGGTACTTCTTCAGGTTTACGAAGATCGGCTACATCGCTCCGTAATTTAGCAATCTCATCATCATACTGCTTGCCTAATATAGCAGTAATTAGTTGATTTCTAGTAGCTCCGGCTGG